CATAGTACCTCAAAAAAAGTTGGTGTCAAGACTAGTTATGGGTTTTTTGCGTCTTGACTCGCTGTGGCGAGCTATTTATTATTGTACAGGTTCCGGGATTTAATATTTTCTTATTACATACTTATACTACCTGCCAATTAGGCTATTTAATTAGTCCATCAAATTCATGAGTAAAAATACAACCATAGTCACTGGTATATGGGACTTGAAAAGGGCAGAACTATCAGAAGGTTGGGGCAGAAACTTCGACCATTATCTGAATCACTTTAAAAATCTATTAGCTATACAAGATATTAATTTAGCTATATTTATAGATCCAGAACACGAAGACTTTGTGTGGCAGCACAGAAAAAAAGATAACACAGTAGTCTATCATCACACTAAAGATCAATTTAGTGGTGGTTTCTTTCCATTTTTCGATAGAGTACAAAAAATAAGAACTAATCCGCAATGGCTAAATCAAGTTGGCTGGCTATCTGAAAGTACTCAGGCAAAATTAGAATGGTATAATCCTGTAGTAATGAGCAAAATGTTCTTGCTGCATAATACAAAGGTTTTTAATCCTTTTAATTCTGATTACTATTTTTGGCTCGATGGCGGAATTACTAATACTGTTCATCCTGGTTATTTTTCTCATGATAAAATCCTAGAGAAAATAGAATCGTTTGTAAACAAGATGCTATTCGTCTGTTTTCCATATGAAACAGATACAGAAATTCATGGATTTGATATTAATGCTATGAAAAAATATGCCCAGTCACCATCTGTAAATCGTGTGGCTAGGGGTGGATTTTTTGGAGGACATAAAGACTATATATCTCAAGCAAATGACTTATATTATAGTTTATTGAATGACACTCTTTCTTCTGGCTATATGGGAACTGAAGAAAGCATATTTACAATAATGACATATTTAGATCCAGATACATACCAATTCGAATCGATAAATCAAGATGGTTTACTAGCAACGTTTTTTGAAAATGTAAAAAACAACGCTACCGCCACACAGATTAAACGCAAAACTAAATTACACAAAAATAATAATACTACACTTTATATTAATACATTTAATTCTCCTGATCAGCTTCAGATGGTTTTAGATTCTTTTGATCTATTTGATAAAAATTTTCTAGACAAAACAGAAAAGGTTCTAATTAATAATTCTACTAAAGAGGAGCTATTCGCTGACTATGATAGAATTAGTCAACAATACAACTTTAGAGAAATACGCAAAGGCAATATGGGTATTTGTAGAGCCAGACAATATGCTGCTGAAGAATTTGCTAAGTCTGGTAATAAATATATGTTGTTTTTTGAAGATGATATGTTGCTGGACTTTCATGCTTCGTCTTGTCCGTTTGGATTCAACAAGAAAGTACGCGAGCTATATAATACTGTTCATAAAATCATGGATATAGAAGAATATGATTTTCTAAAATTTAGCTTTAGCGAATTTTATGGTCATAATGGCGAACAATGGAGTTGGCATAATGTACCTATGGACAAAAAACTAGAATACTTTGGAGATATCAATAAAAAACCTTATACAAAATTTACTACTATCAAATCTCTCAACGGAACCCCATATGCCGAAGGAGAGGTTTACTATTCTAACTGGCCACATATTATATCACAAGAGGGTAATAAGAAATGTTTTCTAGATACTAAATGGGCCGCTCCATTTGAACAAACATGGATGAGCCACATTTATACACTGACCAAAGAAGAAAAAGTTAAACCAGCAATTTTATTAGCCAGTCCTATCACACATAACAGGGTTCACCACTATGACGGAAATGACAGAAAAGAAAACTGACACTGAAAATACTATTTTTATTCAGATCGCATCTTATAGAGATCCTCAGCTTCTTCCTACAATTAAGGATATGCTTAGTAAGGCTAAGTATCCAGAAAATTTAAGAATAGGTATAGCTTGGCAAAGATCGAAGGATGATAAGTGGGATGATATAGATATTTATCTAGATGATCCTAGATTTAGAATTCTTGATATCCCCTATACAGAGAGTAAGGGGGTGTGTTGGGCTAGAAATAAAGTCCAATCATTATATAAGTCAGAAAAATATACATTACAATTAGATTCTCATCATAGGTTTGCCGAGCATTGGGACGATATCTTAATCGATATGTTACAAGACCTACAAAAGAATGGCAGTCCCAAACCATTAATTACGGCATATATACCTAGTTTTGATCCAGACAATGATCCTGCGGCTAGAGTACAAGAACCATGGAAAATGAATTTTGATAGATTCATACCAGAAGGAGCCGTATTCTTTTTACCAGCAAATTTTGATTCGTGGGATGATAAGAGCAAGCCATTACCGGCTAGATTCTATAGTGCTCATTTTGCTTTTACTGTTGGCGAGTTCTGCACTGAAGTTACCCATGATCCAAACTACTATTTTCACGGAGAAGAGATCAGTATAGCAGTAAGAGCTTTTACACAAGGATACGATTTATATCATCCACACAAGGTTGTGTGTTGGCACGAATACACAAGAAAGGGACGAACAAAACAGTGGGATGATGATAAGGAATGGGTTAAGAGAAATAATGAATGTCATCTAAGAAACAGAAAGCTATTTGGTATGGACGGAGAGATTAATGATATAGATTTTGGCCCATATGGTTTTGGTTCTGTTAGAACACTTAGAGACTATGAAAGATATGCTGGTTTAAGCTTTTCTAAAAGAGCCATACAAAAGCATGTACTAGAACATAAGTGTCCACCAGACCCACTGCAAAACGTATCAGATGCTGAATTTGATGCTGGTTTCTTAAAGATATTTAAACATTGCATAGACATAGGATATCATCAAGTGCCAGAGAATGATTATGATTTTTGGGCTGTTGCCTTCAAAGATAAAAATGGTAATGATATTTATAGAAAAGATGCAGATAAAGAAGAAATTATCAGAATGAAAAATGATCCAGATGGGTACTGCAAGGTGTGGAGAGAGTTTCAGACCGATCAAAATCCGGCTAGTTGGATTGTGTGGCCTCATAGTATAAGCAAGGGGTGGGCGGATCCAATTACTGGTAATTTATGACCGTCATACATTCTTATGTGACTATAGGAGGGTCAGGGACTCGACTTAAACAAATAAGTCCATTAGATAAACACTTATTATACTTTAGAGATAAGCAAATTATTCAATGGATTTTAGATATTATTCCAAACGCCAAAACTATTGGTGAAAGAAAAACTAATAGTCGAAAAGAAACCCTGAAACAAATATCTGAACTATATAATATTCTTATTATAGATTGTGATATTATACCATTTGGTTTTGATATAAATAAAATAGACACTGATACAGACTGTGTTTTTGTTTTTGAGTCACCTAAGAAAAAATGGGGTTCTGTATTACTAGACCATAACAATAGGATAGTGTCTTCATCTGAAAATAATAATATTAGTCATACTAAATCTAGTGGAATATATTTTATTAAAGATTTAAAACATACTCTAGCTAATATGACAGATAACAATAGTATATTATCTGGTATGATAGGGGCTAAAACTATATATGAAAATACATTTGTTAGACTGGGGGATGTAGCAGACTATGTGACTGCTATAAACATATGTTGATATTAGCTGTTGACTTTGATGGCACACTAGCGCTTGGCAATAAAAGCCATATTACATCTTGTGAGCCTAACTATAGACTTATAGAACAATTAAAGTCTCTGAAGAATGAGACTAATGTATATATTAAAATAGTAACGGCAAGAGGCGCCAAAAATAAACTATCCACAGAAGAAAAAACTAAAAAATACTTAAAACTTATCGAACAGTTTTGTTTGCAATACAGCATTCCGTTTGATGAAATATCTTTTAATAAAGAATATGCACATTTGTATATAGATGATATGACGATTGGACCATATGATAATTTTAATGGATATATTACAGAATTTACACACAATAAAATTTTGTTCACAGAACATAGTGTGATCAAATCTTGTGCGACTTCTCTTCTAGAAAAAGAATGGTATGCTGTCGCAGATCATCTGGTTAAAGTTCCTAAAGTCTTATTTTGTAATGATGAATTAATAATTACAGAAAGAATACACAAAGATTCAGATCCTACAGTAGAAGAGATAATAGAACTTATTAACACCTTCAAAAATAATACTATTAAAAACTATAGCTTTAAAACATATATACAAAATATAGTTGTACCAGAATACTCTTCATCAAAAACCATAAAGGTTTTGAACTCATTACCAGAACACAACGGCACATTTTTTCATGGGGACCTAAGTACCTCTAATATTATCAAAAATAACAATAGTCTTTATTTAATAGATCCAAATTATAAGTATATTTTTGGTAGTTATATTACAGATGCCGGAAAAGCTTTTTTTAGTTATGTAGCATATAACTATGACTACCAATCAGCGAAAAAGATTCAAGAAGCCTATGGAGATATGGTGCTTAATTTCGCTGTGGCTGAAGGTTCTCGTGTATGTAAGTATAGACCAGAATACGTTTCTTTTGTCAATAATATAGCAGAGCTTATATGAATATAGTACAGATAGGAACAAATAGAGCCTACGATAATCTTGCGTCTATTGTTTATCAATATAGTCCAGAAATTATCACTAATTTAATATTAGTAGAACCATTTAGTCTTCATAATCATAGCATACAGTCATGTTATGCTAAATATATAGATAAATTACATCTTGAAAATATTATCATATCCGATAGTGATGCTGTCACAAACAAACTATGGTATCACCCAAACGATCTAACGCACCAAAATGCCGCAGAACTAGCTAGTCTAAATAAACAACATTCTATAAATATTAGATCTTATTATAAAGAAGATGAGGTTGTGTGTCTTGAGTTGCCAAATCTAACAGCAAATCAATTATTTGACAAATATAACTTAAATAACATAGATATTTTATATATAGACACAGAAGGTTTTGATGATAGGATTATTTATAGTATTAATTTTGATAAATATTATATTAGTACTATTTATTATGAAAATTTACATATAGACAGAGATAAATTAAGAGCTTTTTTATCTCAACTTAATTATAAAATAGATATTAATACCAACAATGATCCATACTGTGATCTAGCTATTTTGGGAAATAATATATGAATAAATTTTTATTTAGTGCTGACTATGGTATGGGTGTTGGTGATTTTTTAATCAAGCTTTATGCAATCGCCCATCTTAATCGATATATTAAAAATAATACAAAGAATGCCGCAACAACTTTTATAGTAGAAGAATACAGCTCTAACATACTGCATAAAATCTTGAATTTAGAATTTTTCCACAATGCTTTTGACCTATTTGCTATACAGAACAGACACGATCAATACATTAGTAATCTAGGTTTAAACTATATAAAATACAACAATGAAGATTATCAAAGAGTTTATTCTGCTATTAATGACTATAACAACAATAAAAAAGGATACTGGGAAGCATATCTATCTAATAGTTCGTCAGGGGTCTCACCTTCAATAGACTATACAAATTTTGACTATAGAGATCCAACAACAAGAAAGTCTGAACCAATTCCAGATTATAACTTATCAATTTTAAACAGCAAATTCTTCGTACAAGCAGAAGACTGTATTACTAAAAAGAATCTTAAACCATTTGAATGTATTTATTACAAGTCTCTAGATACTCTAAATATACCACATCTCAATGCGTTTATTTCTCAACTGAAAAGCAATATTTCTAATAAGACAAATTTATTTGTAACATCTAATTCAGAAACAGCCAAGCAGATAATCATTGCAAAAATATCAAATGTTAAATCTTACAAGCCTATAAATACTCTACAGTCTGATGGTTATGGAACTGCTAACAGTGACCAAGACAGAATAGATGACCTCATTACAGAAATGATTATTATGTCATACGCAAATAAAATTCATTACTGTGGTAATTATCATTACATTAGTTTATTTAATTACTATGCTCATATGGTTAAACAAATTCCACTTATTAACTATCTAATAGATAAAATATGACAACTAATCAAGGCGCCAAACTAAAATTCTATTTTCAGCCATCATTTAGTGGGTGGACTCCTACTAGTATTTATGAAAAAGTATTTGGTTATTATAAGTCAATATATGGCGATCAAATTATATCTGATAATACAACTATTCAATACAATAGTAACTATGGACACAAATCCGGCCCACACCATCTAATTATAGAGAACACAGAAACAGGATATTACAAAGTAGCAACCTACTGGGACTATGCTCCAGATTTATTAAACGATTATGGAGGATGGGACAATTCTAAGTGTCTTGGTGTTTATTCTTGTGTAGGCGCGAACACAAATACCAAAGTAACAGCCTCCTCTTACTGTGTGCATAATAGAGAAATTGAAACTTTAATTAGTCATTCCAATACGAGTTTTACAAATAAGCTATACAATGATTTAATTTTTAGAGGATTTTTATATACATCTAGATCTGCATTACATAGCGTGATAGATCATGTTCCTAATAACAATATTAAGATATCTGCCAATAAAATATCGCATCATGAATATGTACAAGAGCTAGCATCTCATAAAATTGGATTAAGCCTTAATGGAGCTGCTGAAATTTGTAATAGAGACATGGAAATTTTGGGAGTTGGGTCTGTTTTGCTTAGGCCCAAATTAGTTTCAACTAAATTTCATAGTCCTCTAGTTGCAGACTTCCATTATGTTTCATTTGAAACCTCTAATGATCCGAAAACACAACTGGATATTATAGCAGAAAAACATAAGATGTTGCTCAAAGACACAGACTATATGATATATGTTGCCACGAATGGCAGGGACTGGTATAATCTGAATGGAAGCTGTGAAGGCAATACACAAGTACTATGTAATATTTTAAATATCGAAGAACTACTTTAATGAATACCTTTCAAAAATTAAATAAGCTATTATTAGACTTTAAAATAGACAAAAAATATTGGCCTTACGACAGTCTTACTGGAGAGGATTATGATATTCGTAGATCCAAACCAGCTCCTTTTATTAAGAAAACCATAGAAATAGCCAAGTTACTTAATTTGCAAACTGTTGTAGAGATTGGCTCTACTAGACTTTCATCTAGTCAAAAATGCATAGACTATTTTGATTCTAAACCAATAGATCCATATATTTCTCCGCCTTGTTGTTGTGATGGTCATGCCACCTTCTTTTGGACAAGAGCAGGCTTTACAGTACACACAGTAGACATAGACACCAATTGTTTGAATGGGGTTAACTGGTGCTATTCTAATATAGGCGAATCCTCCACGCCTCCAAACTTGAATATACATATTCCTATGGACGGTATCACTTTTTTGAAAAACTTTAAATCAAACATAGATGTGCTATATTTGGATGGGTGGGATAAAGGAACTCCTAATTTTGCCGAAAATCATTTAGAGGCATATTTAGCAGCAAAAGATAAGTTGTCAAATGTTCATCTAATATTGATAGATGACACAGACTTTGTTACACAAGACGGAGGAAAAGATAAACTATTGTCTCCGTTTTTAGTGAACGAAGGATATACTCTCCTTTTCAATGGCAGACAAACACTTTTTCTACACAGGATATAATCAATGTCCCAAGTTATAGTATCGCTGACTACCGTGCCCAATAGACTAATGGAACCCAAAGAGTATATGGGTACTAGACTAGGACTTAAGACTTTATTAGAACAGAAAAATGTGAACTATAAAGTACACTTTAATATTCCAGAGTTAAAATTTTAGAAGGATACAAAACAGTTTCATATAAGAGAAGCTTTTTTGATGTAGAAGAATTCAAAAATAATTTTGTGGTAAAATCTTGGAACGATGACCACACACTATCTGCATATATGGGATATAAAAATATACATAAAATTGTTGTGTCATATGAAGGAGACACTGACTTTACTCCAAGAGTAGAATCTTTCCCAGTAGTAGGACACACACCAATAGAACGCGGCGGTTGTTGGGAATATAGAAATTCAGCAGAACTACAAAAAAATGCTGAAGAAAATATGAACGAATTTTATAGAATAGGATACCTAGAAAAATGAAAACTTCAATAACTTTTGGACTAATTATATTTGTATTGTCTCAGACGGTATCTATGGCTCAAAATCCATATCCGTCACTTAGTATCGATAATTTTGTTAATTCGGCATACGCTCCTGCTAGAGAGATAGAAGCCAAGGCTAATTACGTACTTAAGTCTTCAGAAGCTAGAATTAATCATGCTAAAGCACATAATATAGAAATTTTTAACGATACAGCAAGAGTAAGTTCTTATTATACCAAACAACAGATTAATAGATACAACAAGCACTTAAAATACGTTCAAGATACCGAAATTCAAAGAGCTAAGAGAGAAGGCAGACTATCAAAGCAGGCACTTGATGAACTGTTTGATATCAAAACTGTTCAAAATGCTGGATTAATTATGCCATAGCCTTCATACTTCTTAATAGAATGGTATCTACCATCTTTAAGAGGTAATGCACTCTGTTTAAATATGTTAATATAGTCATCGATAGTCTTAAGTTTGTTCAGTTTGCCAGACTGCTTATAATAAGACTTTAATAATACCCCACATCCAGTAGCAAATGGATTGCTCATACTAGTACCAGTCATTAACGCATAACTATTACCTGGGACACATCCTAAGATATTTTGTCCCGGTGCTAGAAAATCTAGTTCTTGACCACTACAGGAAAAAGGCGTTCTATTAAAATTTTCGTCTATCGCACCTATCGCTAAAGAATAATCATATTTAGCAGGATACATTATCTCTGAGTTTTCTCCAGAATTACCAGCAGCACAAAATACTATAACTCCTTTTTTGTGTGCATATTCTAGAGCCTTTTGTAGTTGTACTGCTGGCGACGGAGAACCCAAACTCATAGTGATGAAGTCTACACCTCGATCAACAGCCCATATGATGCCGTCTATAACGTGTTTTAAATCTCCTTGTCCATCGTCATCAAGTACTTTAACTGGTACGATCTTGGCTCTAGGAGCGACTCCGACCATGCCCTTGCCATTGTCTGCTGCTGCTATCGTGGACGATACATGGGTTCCGTGACCAGCCTTGTCGATAGGAGCAGACTTTTTGTTGATAATATTTATTCCATCTAATAAATTGGGTTTAAGATCTTCATGATCTAAATCACACCCAGTATCTAATACAGCTACTGTAATTCCTTCTCCTTTAGTCTTTAACCATGCGGTAGCTACATTTAGCTTTTGTATTTCCCATCCATAGGTCTGGCTAACAGAACTTAAATTATTAACATCTTCTCTGATATATGGTAATAGAGATACTTTTTTTCTACGTAGCATGATAATATTATCTTTCTTTTTGTATGGTTTGTTTTATCCAATCTACAAATACACTAATTCGCGTGTGTCCGCTCTCATCTCCATATGAGGAGTCTGTTTTTTTATCAGAGGCATTAACACAAGAATTTATTCCGGCTAATTTATTGCCAATAAATAATCCACCACCACTATCTCCATTAGCAATTAAAAACTCTAGATCCGTTTTCTTTGTGCTAGAAGGGGTGCATATCAATAGATGTCTATCAATAGAGTCTATAATATTAGATCCGGCTCTCTTGCGTCCATCAGAGATAAAAACACCACGAGAAAAATTACCAGTGTCTCCAAAACCAGAGATAGAACATACGCTTTTTACTTCATCATTGTTCGCATATAAATCTGGATAAAAATCTAGCATTAATTTGTTATCTAATTTACATAATGCTATATCATAATATCCAAAATTATTTGGAACAAAATCTTTATGCTTTATAAATTTTTTAATATGGTATTTGTCGCTATCTCCACCTTGAGAGATATAACCAGATTTTGCGTTATGAACTACATGAGCAGCGGTTAGTACCCATTCTGAATTTATTGCTACCGCAGAAGCGTAAAAAGAAGTTCCTTTAGCATCTGCATAGGTTCCAGATATTTTATATACGTATTTAAATCCTTGGGCATACTCTAGATGTTTATGGTCTGAAGTATTTGGATCTATAGTTCCTCCATACGCACCAAATCCAAGACAGAAAAGTATTATACAAATTACTACTTTTTTCATAATTTGTACTCCTAATTTTATAGGGTTTATTTGTTACCTTATTTAAATACACCCTTGAGTCTTCTATTACATCAATATTCCAGCTAGTATAATCCATCAAATGCCCCAAATAAAAATGGCAATATTTTGAACACAACGTAATAAGATTCGTTGGGTCCAACTCTCTGTCAGGATTAACACTTACGGGTTCTATGTGGTGAACTTCAAGATTTGTAATCGAACCACAGGCAGCACAAGAAGGAAACTTTTTAAGATGTTCAGCCCTAACCCTACTCCACTTAGACGATCTTTTGGACTGTAGATTAAAAAAACCTAAACTACTGAATAACATATCATAATACTTGAGATGCTATTAAGCAACCCTTAGCAACAGAATGTAGAGGATCTTTTGCTTGTTTAATTTCTTTGACTTTCAAAGGGAACCCATTATTCTCCAGACTAGCCTTAAAATACTCAACATATCCCTTCGCCTGGGATGTTCCGCCAGCAATCACTATGGTTAGTGGTTCTTTAAACTTTGGTAATGACTTATGATTAGATAAAGCCATTGTTAAGTTTTTAGTCGTATAATCAATTAGTCTTTCATAATATGCCGATACTGCGGCAAGAATAGGATTGTCACTACTTTCGCCAATAGTAAAATCCCCACCCTCTTTCTCTACCTGAACAACACTATCTGGTTCTCCGGTTGCTACAGCACTCATACGATCAACCCAATCTCCAGATTTAGTAGTAGAGAATATAACCGTTGGTTCTCCGTTTAGCATTACGCAAACATTAGTCATACCAGCACCACAACTAATACCTATGCCAGTATAATCTACAGACTCTAATTCGGCATAACATAATGCCTCTGCTTCATTAATAGACTTAGCAATATAGCCACACTCTGCTAAGATAGACTTCACAACATCTTCGTGATAACCAACATCAAAATCATCATCTTCTTGATCTACTGGTTGTGCAGGGATGCAGAATACTAGTTTTTCATCAGGTTCTGATGCTTTGCCAGCAACTTCTTTGAGAATAAATGCCAATATTCTTTTGGCGTCTTTTTCTTTAGCAGAAACTACGCCTCTATACATTGGGCGTTTAGCGGTATCATTTCTTTCAATCGCTTTTTCAATGGCGTCCTTGCCTAAGAGAATAAAAGAACCATCAGCATCTTTGATAAATGTTTTTCCGGCCAAACCCTTTTCTATCATTTTGGACGCGACAGGCGTGGTTGGCTTGATGATATAAAAGGCATCTCTAAAGTCTCGATACTCTACTGAGCCAGAATTATTCTGTGCTAAAACTATATAAGACGTTCCAACGTCGAGACCTTTTGCCATAGTATTATCCTTTCATATTTTTTAATTTATTGATAGAACTGGATATATTCTCGTCAGATATTACTTTATCCCCAAGTTCATCATATTTTTTAGTTAGATTATCAGTATTTATACTCATTACAACCTTTGTTTCGTCAATAGAAACAGGTTGATTAGTTTTTGTATCCTTAATTTGTTGTGTTCGCACACTTTTAGATACACCGTTATTGGCAGCATAGTTGGCGTTTTTGCCCAATAAATAACCTATTAGGCAGCAATTAATGCAGACTACTAGGTATATTATATCGTATTGATCTATCATGGTATTTGTCCGATAATTCTACCCTTTTGAGTTCTAACTACATACCCCATACGCACCAAAAATGGCTCAATATTATTTTCAATAGTCTCAATAGCGATTCCTGTCATAGCAGAAATACTCTTTAGTCCTAGAGGATTACCCTTAGACTTTTTCAAGGCATCAATATACATACGGTCATTAGCATCTAAGCCTAGTTTATCAATACCTTGATTAGCAAAAACATCATTAATATCTACAGTAGATTCGTTCTCATAGAATGATGTATAGTTCTGATACCATTGCAGTCTTGCGTTTAGAATTCTTGGAGTACCCTTACTTCTCTTAGCAATCTCTGTAAGTCCAGCATCGTCAATCATTAGTCCGATCTTCTGTGCGTTCGACTTTGCTAGTTTAGCTAACTCATCCACAGTATAATACGACAGATGTTCTTTAATAGTGAATCTATCATAGAACGGTTGACTTAGACTACCACCACTAGTAGTAGCACCAACCATTGTAAATCTTGGTAGATCAATAGTTTCTGGTTTGTCCTTATCTTCCGCGTCCTTAACTAAGATATTAAGAACAAAATCTTCCATGACAGGATATAGAAATTCTTCTACAATTTTAGGCAGTCTGTGGATCTCGTCAATAAATAGCACTGATCTAGGACTCATGCCCATTAGATAGGGCAGAATATTTTTAACACTACGAATATTAGCGGCGTTTAATGTATAGAGATTAACACCTAATTCATTAGCAATAGCACTAGCCATTGTGGTTTTACCCAGCCCAGGCGGTCCATCGATTAAAATATGAGGCATAACACTCTGAGACTTATTGCATCCAGCCACGACAATCTTAAGTCGATTAATAACGGTTTGCTGACCAATAATATCAGCAAACACAGAAGGTCTTGTAATACTCATGCTGTTTTCTCCAAATTAGATAAAATTTTTGATACCAATATTTTAACGTCTGTAAATGATTCTTTTTCTGTATATTTTGTAGCCATATCCATCGCTTCTTGCTTAGTAAAACCATATGTAGATAATACAGCACAAGCCTGACTAATTACTTTAGCATCGGTAGGTTTTACCGTTGGAATGATAGGTGCTTGTGTTGTATTTACTGGTCTTTTTTGAAGAGTTGCATCATTAACATAGACTACATTGACTGTCTGTATTTGTTTGACTTTTAAAAGAGTATCACAATCACAGACTATTATGAAGTCTCTAGTCTTTGCCTCTTTAATAGAAACCCAATGATCCAAACCACAGTTTGTGCAGCGATAGCGTAAATCTGCTATACACTCTACAGGCTTAAGATTTTTTATTTTCTTCTTCGTTGTTGTTTTCATTGTCTTTGATCCAAAAGATAAAGTCATTTGATTCGGGATCGAATCCTGTTTCCAACATTCCTTTATTTACCAAATTGTTTAGCATATTACTGACAAGTCTATTATTTAGGGAGTCTATAAGATCAACATATCTTTTATTGCTGATTATATAGGTCTCGCCGTCATGCTTGATAAATTCTCTACAGATAATCGCTGCTTCTTCTTGACTCAGAATCTCATTTAATTCTGCTGCTTCTTCTGGAGATAATTCAGACAGAGTATATTTCATATCGTCCAAAGTAGATGTTTGATCCTTACCCATAGAATCGAATACTAATACTCTAGAACACTCTACAAATTTATCAAAATCTGTAATTTCAAATATTTGATTTTTTTTCTTCTTCATATTAGTTCAATATTTCGTATAGTCCTTTATAGTAGTGTGGCTGATTTAAGAAATGATTTGCATTAGACTGTAAATGCTTGACATACTCTGTACTTATCGGATCGGACACAAAGTATTTTTTCTTCCATATCGGCATCTTCTGATAGTTATTCCCCAAATACTGGAAGGTATTACCCTTGCCAGTATTGGAGAGATAACTACTCACAGGAATCGACTTGGACGGGAAACCGTAAGCATACCACACATTCGGGGAAATTTCAACTACTTCGTTCAAAGCATCGTATAGCCATTTGCCCCAAGCGTCCCATGCTTCGGGATCAAACTTAAAATAATGCTTATACTTATTGTCTAGACTACCATGATCATCATATTCATCTTGGTCGTCATATTCATTATAATCTTCGTGCATAATTATCCTATACAGAATTGATCACTTACTTTATTGGCCAAGTCTTTAGCCGCTCCAGACAGAAACTTATTACCACTAAAGTAGAGCGGAGTGCTGACTTGATTAAGGAACTCCACCACCGTTTTTAAAAGTTTGGTCTGTGACCCGTCCAGACTTATATGCTGGTCTGGCAACGCATCTAATGAGTCCTCAGACCCATCCTTGTCATCTACTGGATGCACTGGCATAGGATCGCCGTAAGCCTTTTGAAAAACACCAGCACTGGCATAACCATACACGGTTTTTAAATCATCGGTACTGTTGGTATATGTCTCAGGATTTAAGCCTCTCATCTGATTCAGAATATTGGTAGCAACATTTACCGATACTGGAACACCAGTAATATCAGACTGATTATAGGCTTTAGCGTAGCCCTTATACCATTCATCACTGCATTTTTCTGGTATAATTTGTATTGTCGCTGACTGTCCAGTTAGAGCAGACTTTAAATCAGCAACATTTATAGTTTGTCCTGTGGAACCGGGAAGGATGCTTGTAAAGTAAGGAGCCTTTTTCTCCCAACCCTTATTCCACCAAGTATAAGGAACACGATAAATTTGATTTGGCTTAATCGCTCTGGGATCTCCATCGAAATAATTCACTAGTTTCTTTTGAAGACCATTCCAGAATGTTTTATTAGATCCAATCATCTTCCTAGAAGCATCATCAAAAATCCAATAACACTGATAGCCATTACGAGTATCAACTACCCAACTAGGCTTAACTGGAAATTCATTTATCTTTTTCAAGAACTGCTTCTTCTTAGACATTACAACGCTTGGCTTAAAATACTTACCGTCCGTATCTCTACCAGCATCCATATCACAGAAGCATGAAGTAAATTGTTTGATAGCATAGATTTTGCGTCCACCATTGACGTAAAAGTAAACGTCTGAACCTCCATCTCTATTAGCATTAAGAGCCTCTGTAAGACGATCAGTATGATTCATACTGCTGATTTTCTTACGAGGATTACCGTTATAAACAAAGATATGATTTTGTTTAAATGAATCCAAAAACTTCCTACTATCTCTTAGACTAGAAGTATTGCTCTTATCAAAGGGGTTAAAACCAAGATTATCACTAAACATAATATTCCTCATTCTTTACAAACTATCACCGATATTGGGATAGCAACCTCTACTATCATTGGCAATATCAAAAAGTGGTGATGGAATCGAACCATCCTATAACTAGTATCCGCCCAGCGGCCCACTTCGTCCCTACGATCAATACTGACCGTAGTATCCTTCATCATCATCATCATCATCTTCGTCAAGATCATCGGCTGTAGCACGAATATCTTCGTCCTCATCCTCATAATCTTCATCATCAAACTTATCCCAATAATTGTCATCATACTCATCGTGAAGAGTCTCATATTCATCCTCATAATCGTCTTCACTAAAGTCAGCCTTATACAGAGGCTTGAGAAGTTCACCTTGATACTCTCCGACAACTTCATATCGACAAGTGCGAAGTTTCTCACAATTACAATCGTTAGGAACACTGACCACATCCTTGGGATTGATTTTAACAATCACAATCTTGTCACCAGCATCCAGACTACCATATCCAGCCACATAATTTAATGCACCAGCATGGAGTCCCTGTGAACATCCGACACTACGATTATCATCAACCTTTGCTCTAGTCATTTCGCAAACTTCACCAACCTTGTTGCTAAACTTTCCAGCGTACTTATCCATGTAATCACTTCTAACTGCCTTGTATGCCAAGAAATGACCATCTTCTGTAATAGGAAGATACTGATGCTCAAGGAAATCATAGAGTTCCTTTTGACTTTGCATACTAGGATTTTCCATTAGATTGTTCAGAAACTTAACCAGAGGCTCAAACGGCAGACCCTTGCTCATAAATTCAAGAATACGCTTACTGACAGCACCATGTACTTCATCGCCATCATAAAGCACCTTGCCATTCTTAACCTCAACTCGACCGTCACTAAAACTAGCAACAGCGGTTTCAATATCAACCAACTGTACCAGTTCATCTTCGCTAGCACTATGAAGATTCTCCATAATGAGGCGATAATTAATATGATCCGGCAATACCTGATGAGCCTTATTCTTAAGAATAAGCGTCAGATTGCCATCAACCCACATAAAAGGAACACTCATGATTTTCTCCTGTTTTCCTGTGAAATTAAACTACCGTACTACCAATAGATACTCTTAGTTGTTCGATACTCTGTTCATCAAACTTAGAACCCCAACTACTCCTTCGACCGTAATATCCACGAGACATTATCGCATTTAAAGGATTGTCATTGGTTAGTTCACGCAGATTGCCTGACGTATCGACACTACAGACAATATACTTCAACATCGGCTGTTTGTCAAGAGTCTCTTTAATCTGCTTTCGCAAGTTATCAATACTCGATATCTTATCCTTTAGTGAATAATCATTATCGATAACTTTGAGAATTTGCTTATTTTCTGGATATAGTCTTGCAACCCAATACAACAATGTTTGGTACTGGAGATTGGCAGTACGAATATCCTTGCTGTTGATACCGTTAATGCCTATCTTGTGCAGGATTTTGGTCATATGAGTAAAGTAATCAACTGTCTTAAACTTCCTAATGTCAAATTGACTACTATAAATCGTATGTCCAAAGAATTCCATAATCATGCAAGAATCAGCCAACGACACAACTGCTTCGTTCTTGATATAGTCGGCATAATTACTCAGACTTCGCATAAGTAATTAGACCATTGTAGATCGCCAAATCCTTGAACTTTGCGTCATAAAACTTGGTGAGTCGATCTTTGAAGAAGTCATTAAAGGACACAAGATTATAGCCCTGCTTAATAAGTTGTTCAGCATAACTCTGCTTGATAGCAAAGATATTTGTATCTCCGAACAATTCTTTGGCGAGTTCCTTAGTGTCATCAGACTTAGCCAGACTGCTAATATCCTTGATTGATGGATAGCCAGCAGTAGCAGCGTACCTAATGATTGGAATATAAACAATATCTTCTTCATCAAGAACACCATCACGCTCTTTTTGATTACTAATCTCTTTGAGATAGGAAGCGTCGTTCATTAGGTTGTCACTAACGATAGACTTTGCACTACTGATATTTCCATAAATTAGAAACAGACTATCGCTACTAACAGAACCAATAGAATCTCTATTACTGTTTTTACGATTAGTACTAGCGATTAGACTCTTATACTTGGACACAAGTTCAATATTTGATTCTCCACCAATATCTGCGATCAGTTTATCAAAACCGTCCGCAGAATCTTCTGGAGTATCACTATCAATCATAAGATACGCAAAACAATCGTGTTGATTGCAATAGCGAGTAACAATCTTTTTGGCGGTTTCCGCACCCTTGATATCGCAACGGAAAAATACAATCTTGGCACTCTTGCGAGAGTTATTCCAATAGTACGAACCCTTACCATTCAAAGTTTCATGATGAATCTTGTCGGTTAGATATACCATTCTACGACTACGATAACCAGCAGTTCTATAGTTAAAGGCATACAACTGCTTACTCTTCTTGAGAGTATATTCCAGGTCTTTACCAGACTCTAGTTCATGCACCTTACCATTAGGATCAGTCCATGATGCTCCAGCAGTCCAGCCTCCAGCAAGATCACTCAGATTATAGTATGTCTGATAAGCATCTACCAGACTGGTAGACTTGGCAATCTTTGTTGTCATATCTTCTTTGAGTTGAAGATAAATATCCTGTGTCTTTTCACGCAGAGCCTTAATGACTTGCTTGGTATACTGGAGTCCCTCTCGACTA